AGTATTTGGTGCGGATCTTTTTTGTTGTCCGTATGTTGGTGTGATTGATGGAAAAGTAGCCATTATGCAAGTAAACCTCCAGGTCTTTTCTGTTTAATTAATTCTGTCTCTATAGCTGATGATAATGCAATACCTAAAGCTCTACCTTCATCTTCGTCACCTTCAACATTTGTTCCAGAAGCATCTACGTTTACTACTATATTTGTTAAACCACCAAGAGATTCGTTTGGAGTAACTGTACCTGTAACTCCTGGAGTAAATAATTCTGGGCCACGTTCTCCAACTATATATGAACTACCTGATCTTGCAGTACCGCCATTAGCTAACCCGTCAAGATCAAATGATCTAGTTACATCAACTGTATCAAAAACAGAAGTAGGATCTCCCAAGCTAAACATATTACTAAATAACCCTAAAAATGATTTTTGTACCTGTAAAGCCAGAAGTTGTGCAGCAGTATCTAAGAAATAATCAGCAATCCGATTTAACATACTTCTAAAGGCATCAGAAACACTCATGGTTCCTTTAATAATTCCCTTAAATGAATCTTCAAAACCAATTTTAATCTGTTTACTTAAATCTAATACTGCTCTCATTGGATTCATTAAATCCTTTAATTGTTGACCTACTGCATCAAACTCTGGTAAAAATCTCATTTTTTCAGCATTTTCATCAACAATTTTAAAAAATTCAGTTATTTGTTGATTTAATTCAGTAGTAGCTTGTTTATCTGCTTCTATTCCTGCTGCTCTTAATTCTTTTAATTTTTTAACTTTTGGTAAAAGCTCATCAATTTGTTTTGATGTAATAGCAAAATTTAAGAAACTTTCTTTTAATTTCTTTTCTCCACCAAGTTTATTAAGTTCGGCCAGGAATCCCTCTTGTGATTTGATTCCTCCTATTCCCTCATAGAAAAACTCCATATTCTTAGGATTAAATTTTTCTATAAGTGCTCCCATTTCATTTCCACTTGCCTTTAAAGATTCTGTAAACAACTCAAATACTTCAGGATTTTTCATTGTTTTATAAAGTATGTCTGTATCTTCACGGCTAAACCCTGGCTTTTTGGCTCGGTCTTCCCTTATATTTTGCTGAGTTTTTAAAATTTTATTTAGAAATTCAAGTTCAACTTCACTAGCATCGTTTATTTTTAATTGATTAATTAATTCATTAGCTGCTTTCTCTCCAATTAAATTTCTTGAATCTAAAATACTTTTTGTTAAAGACTCTACATCTTTTAAGTTCATAATTAGATCCATATTTTCTTTAGTACCAAACGCTTTCATAAGTGGATCAGCAGCACTACCAAATCTTGTAGTTTCAAATTGTTGTAATCTTTCTAAAGCTTCCTCTGGACTTATTTTTAATTCTTTTGCTAATTCTTTTATTCTTTTTCTTGAAATAATGGATTCGTTACCTGTTGCTTTAATACCCATATTCATTTCTTTTACTTCTCTTCTAAATTTTACTACTTTTTGAGTTTGAGCAACTATAGCAGTAGCAAGAATAGAACCAGCAAAACCACCACCAGGAGCTAATGCACCTCCTATCGCACCACCAGCACCTCCAGCTATAGCTCCAGGGACTCCTGAACCAAACAAAAGTGGAAAACCACCACCAATCATGGCACTTTGAGCACCACCTCTAAACCTAGCACCACGGCCTCCAGGCATTGCAAACATTCCTTGTTCGTTTGCATTTTTACCAATACCTAAATTATTAAAAAATGAACTACCTCTACCACCTATCCTGTCAAAATTAGAAGCTGCTGCTTGTTGAGTCAATAATGTTGCCATCAAGCTAGTTTTTTTAGCAGTTGTATTTGTATTTCTTTCTAATTTTCTAAAATCAGCTTTTTCGTCAACTGATTTACTAAAACTAGCAAACCCAGAACCTTGCCTAGAGGCTCTACTTGCTAAAACATTTTTTCCTTGAGTTGTTTCTAAAGGTCTTTGTTGCCTTAATCTATTTAATAATTTTTCTCGTTTTCTTAATTCGTTATTATATTTAGCTTCTACGTTAACTAATTGTTTTGCTGCGTCATTATATCTTTTCGTACCAATAGCTGCTTTATCAAAATTATTTTTAACTTGTTTTACTAGTTTATTTAAAGTTTGAAAAGAATTAGGTAATGTTTTGCTTTGTTTATTGGCAAGTTTATTAAGGACAGTAAGTTCTTTAGAAGTATTACTTATCTCAGTTCTTAGCTTTTTTAATTGTTGCGAACCTTTTACAGCAACCGCAATATCAACGCTATAATCAGCCACTTGCTATAAAAACAAAAAACATTTCTTTTATATTACCTCTTTCTACCTTTTAAAGCACTACTTCGTTGTGCTTGTTCTTGTTGTTTTTTATATTCTTCATTTTCAATCTCTAAATACGCAACCCAACCTATCATTTCTTCAACAGTCAAGGTTTGACATAACTCGGCTACAGTTTTACGAAGTTTTTTTGCTAAGAAGAATAAAAACTGCCAATCACTATTAGCTTTTTAAATCGGCTTTAGCCTCTTTTACCTCCTTGTCTGCTCCAGAAGTAAGCATTGCTAATTGTATTTGTTCAAGAATTGAGGCTTCTACTTCTCTTCTTAATGAAGCCTTATCTCCATCTTGAAAAAGCCTTGAACCTTCTTTATCCAAAGCCTTTTCAATCATTAACTGCAAAGCATAATCGGCATTATCATCAGTTCCAGTTTTCTTTTGTATAGATTCTCTTTGTGCAATAGTTAAAGGATTCCAATAGACAGAAAAAATAACCTCATCATTTTGTATTACATCATGTTTGTAAAGTTGAGAAACTCCAAACTTGTTTTTTAAAAGATCAACTGCTCTTGTCATAAATAATATAATGCTATTCTATTATACTACGCATTTGCTGAGAATTGACAAGATATTACACCAACAAAGTGACTTCTATCCTCTATTTCCAACATAGTTGGACCATTTATATCTTGAACTCTTGGCTTAACACTAAAAGTATCTGAATATCCTGGAGCGTTTACTGAAGTCAAACCATCAATAACAGATTCACTAATAGCAGATAAAACAGAAGTACCTTTTGACTTCGGAACATAAACATTACATTGCACAACTCCAGAATAAAAATCTGTAGATGCACCTTGATTTTGTAATGTAGCTTGAGTGTAGTTAATCATCATTACTACATATTTTTTAGTTTTTCCTGGAGTCACAAAAGTTACGTTGTCATACACAACAGAAACAGTATTATCTGCTGCTACAACTGCATCTGTTACTGCTTTTTCAAAAGCTGCTCTGCTGTTAACTAAAGTCATTGATAATCCTTAATGTTAATTTCTGAAAGACGAACACCATCTTTTGATGATCCGAAACCAGCAGATTTTTGAGAGGCTATGAACAGTTTACCTTTTTTCTCTTGCATATTTTGTTTAATTAATTTACCTAATCTGCCTTGAATAAAGTTTTGAATTTTACCTCCTTCTAAAGCGTAAGCAGCATATTTGGCTCTGTTACCAATAAATACAGGTCTTTTAATATTAAAAGTTTTTTGTATAGGATATCTTATTTGAATTTTATGTGGAACTTGATTAGCTGGCATGGCACGTTTATTTTTAAAGAAATATTCTGATGCTTCTCTTTTAATACCTTTCCAGGGTTGATAATCTTCTGCTTTTTCTACTGCTCTTACACCCATCGTTTGAACCTTCCAACTAGAAGCAAAGAAACCTGTATAAACTGGGCTATGTTTTTTAGTTGATAAATCTTTATGAATTTGTCTAATTAATTTATTAAAATCCTGATTTAACTGACTATCAAGAGTACCAACTGGATCGCTTTTTTGTAGTGGTTTTCTTTTAGCCATTAGAATCGCACCAAAATAGTATAAAGATAGGCCTGTCCACCTTTTTTGGTGTCGAGATCATAAATCTGTGCAGTTACATTAGATCCTGCATAACTCAATGTAATCTCATCATCAAAATCAACTTGATTATCTCCTATTAAATCAGGAGTGATATATAGTTTAGCTCTTCTAATTTCTCTTCCTTCATCTTCTTCTGACTGTATAAATTCTATTGGAACGCTAATACTGTAACTTGTATCAGTTGTTGTATAAACACCTGTGCTTGTATTGTAAGAAC